TGGCGGCGCTCATGATTGCACCTCCTCGTGGTCGCGCTCTTCGAGCTTCACATGGTCGAGAACGACGTCGCCCTCGAGTGCCCCGGCGACTTCGCCGAGCAGTTCAGCCACGCCTTCCATGACCATCCATGCGTCCTGCGCGAAGGGCCCCGCTTCGTCGGCGCCGGTCCGCACATGCTTGGCCGCAAGGGCCGTCATGGTGCAGATTGCCTGCGCGTGCCAGATGCGACGTCGCTGCTCCTCGACGCGGTCTGCGATGACCGCGCGGGCTGGGAGCTTATTGGTAGACTTCGACTCAGCCATGATTGCACCTCACTTGTGCGGTTGTGGTTAGGCCTCCGTCGGTGCTTCCAACACTGGCGGGGGCCGCTTGCTTAACGTACCCCATGAGTATAACCTACTAGCAGGTACTTGCAAGCGGTGGCGGATGGTCAGCAAGCCCAAGGGCAATCAGAAGCAGGTGATGGGATACTACAGCCCGGAAGTCGTCAAACGCCTCAAGGCTTTGAGCGTCGCGACGCGCGTCCCCCAGGCGGCTTATCTGCGGGAAGCGCTGGACGATCTTCTTAACAAGCATGCCGCCGCTCTGCGCAAGGCAGCGAAGTAATCGGAGACTCCAATGGCAATCGGCCCTCCGTACAAAGAGTTCGTAACTGTTCACGGCAAAGAATACGAAATAAGGGTCTACCAAAAGTCCAAGAGCGTTTGGGAGGCCGCGGGCACCTGCGACGGACATTCGATTCGTGTCACGGGCAGCTCACACTCTGCGGCTCTGGCGCACTGGAGAGAAGCAGCACGTTACCAAGGCGATGTCGGCTATCCACCTTCGGGCAAGGGGTAGGGCTGCCGACTCTCGGATCCCTGGAGGCGGTGGTCGAGGACGCGAGAAAGTGACCAGCATGAAATGGGCACGAATCGTCAAGGCCTCGCACGCTGCGGGGCGGGCAGCCAGGGAGTCCGCTGCATCACGCAAGCGCATCAGCCGAGAGAAGTTGGTTGAGACTGAGCGCAGAAAGAAATCCCGCCCACGCGGGCTAGGGTTCATAGATGAAATCGTGGAGCACTGGTTTTACTTTCTGCTGGGTGCACTGATCATCGCAATGATTTCAGGTGCGCTGCATCGATAATCGAGGGGGGCACTCGGAGAATCGACGCTCAGAAATGAGCTGATCATCAGTCACCCGTAGACGGACGTTCGCGTTCGGCGGATTCCCGAGAGGCTAGCCAGCTAAGCCGCCACCTGGCACGCATCAGCACGCGACGATAACGCGGTTGGGATCGTATGCCTGGGATCGACTGCCATGGCCTGCCGCCCTCGTGCGCGGCCAGGACGGCCCTATCGATCGCGCAGAGATCCATCACGCATACCCCAGAGCCCGATATCGCACCTTGCGCCGGAACGGCGCTTTCGAGTAGCGCCAGTACTTCCCGCAGGGGAGGCACAGATACACAGCGCCTTCCTTGTCACCGCGCTGGCCGATGAGGCCGCCATGGCGGCGGCAATTCGCTGTCCCGGCGGCGACGGCTTCCTCGAACGCAATTGGCGGGTCCGCGCTTTCGTCAATCGCGAACTTCAATTTGCGCGGCGGCAGCTGGGCCGAGCCACTTCCGATCTCGGTCGGCTTCATACGTACATCCTCAGATTCTTGAAGTGCTCAGGATAGAGCTCGTGCAGAGGCAGGCGTTTCTGGCCCGCTAGGCCACGCACGACGTCGCCGAATATTTTTGTCGCCACATACTGCAGGGCGTCATGCGGGTGGCTGTACTCGTTCTTTTCGGGCTCGTCGTGGTAGCGTTCGGCTGAGCCAGAGATCTTGACGCGCCGGTATTGATAGCGGCCGAGAAATCCTTTGCGCAGCATCGTGCAGCGCGGGTGAAGCTGAAACTGCGGCTTACCCTCACGCAGCGTATTCAGCGGCTTTCGCACGCTCTCCAGGCGGCTCACAAGATTCTGTTCGCCAGTACGGATGAAAATGCCCTTTCCTCTGAGTATGTCGAAACAGGTCTTCTCGGCCCTGTCGGCCGTCATTGCGGAACGTTGCTCGCCGGCCGGATCGCCGTAGTCCTCGAACGTATGACCTGGGAATCGTTCAGCTGACAGCTGCAGCACGCAGTCCGCGAAGGTACTGATGCCCAGGTCCTCCCCACAGATCTCCTCGAAGACAATCCACCGTCCCTCTGGAAGCATCTGGGTAAAGACGACGGCGGGCGTTAAACCGAAGTCCCACCCTCGCTTGATGGCCACTCCCTTGATGGGGTCGACCTCAGCACAGTGCAGGCCATCGTTGTACTCGGGGAAAACCGGCTTGCCGTCCTTCACGTAGCCATAGAGGCCGTCAACATAGACGCGGATGTAGTCCTCATCCGCGCCCTTCATCTGGTTTTCGTAATAGTTCGCCGGCAGGTTGGCCAGGTTCTCGGCCTCGGCCGATCGCCCGCTGGGCTGTTTGAAGATCTCGCAGTTGTCGGGGCGGTCAACTTCGAAAAGCTTGTACCACCAGGAGTCGTCATCCGGGGGATTGGTATCGAGAAGGAGCCCCGGATCAACACATCCGCCAGCGCGCACCGCTGGATATCGCCCCACGCGGCCCTGCAGGGCCTTGATCACGGGCCACGGAATTTCGCGCGCCTCATTGACCCAGGCGCCCGTGAGATCGAGAGACAGCAGATTGCTGACGTGCTCCGGGCGATCGAGTGCTCGAAAGAGGATCTCGGACTCGGCAACGGTCCCATCCGCGAGCGGCACCCTTAGGAAGTAGTTGTGATCGGACTTCGCGAAGGTTCCGAATTGGCCGTCAGGTAGCCAATCGAGCCAGGTCCTGATCGAAGTGTCTGAGAGCTGGCGGTAGGTGTTGCGCACGACTGCAAAGCGTGAGTGTCGGACGGACTCGACGTCGGGCTGCCTGGAAGCCCACTGTACAAGCTCCATGACACAGCCTGAGGATTTCCCCGAGCCGAACGGTCCCATCAGGCCGCGGATGAATTTGTGCGACTGACTAAAGCGCCAGATGGTCGGAACGTGGGCGTAGTCGTACTCAATGTCAGGCATCGCCAGGGCGCTTGATCACAAGGCGGGTCCCGACCGTCACTTCGCCCTCGAGTGTCGTCTCGGTACGGGCGAGCTTCGGCGTGAAGTACTCGAGCGCTCGCAGGAAGAGATCGGCCGCTTTGTCCGGGTGCTTTTCGGCAGTCTTGTCCAGCCAGGTCTGGAGCTTCCCGACGTTCGCCTCGGCAAAGGCCGCGATCGCGACACGGACGGCTGCTGTCGCCTTGTTGGGCACGCCTTTGGGGCGTCCCTTTCCGGCATTCGGTGGCTTTATCGTGGGCTCAGGCACTCAGTATTCCTCAGTAGTTTGCTGTAGGGTCGGCTACTGGCCTTGTAGGCTGAGCGGTCCCAGGCCGAGAGCCATTCGCAGCCTGTGGTAGTCCTCCAGGTTGCCTGGCGCGGCATTGAGTGAGGCGAACTGCGAAGCTGACCCGAAGGCAGGCTGTCCCGCCCAATTGATCGTTGTCGGGCTCGTCATTGCTTTCGATAACGCATAAGCGGAGCCCGGTACAGCTATGAGGCCGCCGGCAGCGCCCGCTATTCCACCGGCGCCCCCGTGACCCACCAGCGCCCCGAGCCCCAGGCTCACGGCGTGCTTGAACATCTCGGTTTGGTTCTGAGCGCCAGCGGTGCCACTTGCATTGGCGAACACCTTTGAGCCTTCCTTGATGTTCTGCGCGACGACGGCGGTATTGTCTAGATGATCCCGCAGGGCGCTCCCTTGCTGGCCGAATAGCGCCGCCTTGGCCTCATCCGACATACGGGCCCAATTCGTCAGGAACGTCTGCGGAGAATAGAGCGTGCCATCAGCATTCTGGCTGCCGGGACTGGCGCGCCCCATGCGATCGAGCACGGTTGCGGCTACCGTATTGCGCTGGTCCGGCGCGACGCTATCGAGAATGGTCCGAAGCCTTGAGGCGCCGTAATCCGTGCCTGCCATCGCTGAGCGAAACACAGCCTCAGGACCGCCCTGACGGTTAATCAGGGAGTCGAGCTGATCCATTCTCGCAATCCCTGTGCGGTAGAACGATTGCGCTTGATCCCAGGCCGCCGCGGCTTGCGGACCGGCCCCCTGAGCTGCGCCCTGCATGTCATCTGAGAGCGCCCCATAGAGCTGTTTCAACTGCGCTCGCGGAACTCCAGAAATGAGCTCGTTGCCGCCGAGCAAGTCCCCGACCTGGGACCGCACTCCCGAGAGTGCCTGATAGGGCAACTGCGTCCCCGAGCCAGGATTTTCCGGATTCGTCAGGTCCGACAAGATCGCATCGCGAATGTTGACGACCTTCGGATTCATGAGCGTTGCGGAGACGCTCTCCGCCCCCGCTATCGGCTGCGTCAGTCGGTCCAATGCCCCAAGAGTGTTGGCCACCGAAACGGGCTGGTTGCCAGGAACTTGACGGTCAACGGCATTAAAGAGCGCCCTGGATTGGTTGCGGAACTGCTCTACTGCTCCGCCAGGCCCCTTAATCCCCTGCGTCAGAGCTTCGCCCGCGGCTTCGGGACTAACATCATCCGAAAGCGATGAGATTGTGTCCTGTGCTCCGGCCTTCAGGTCAGAGGCTTGCTGCGCGGCGAACTTGCTGAATACTCCGGCCCCTCCGGGAACCTTCGAAAGCGCAGATTCCAGGAACTGCATGCGCCGAGTGCCTGATGCCTGCCCGAGCGAAGGCTCAGCACCTGCTTGCCGGAATGCTTCCACATTGGCCTGAAGCTCATCAGGATTAAGCCCGCGAATCATCGCCTTCGTAACCGCAGGCGTCGCATAGCCTGTAGCCAACTGAGTGAGGCCCGACGCGGCAGTGTTGGCCCAATCACTCTGGAATG